ATTCGAGATAGCTAATCATATGCCTTATTCACCCGCCTTACTTGCGGGCGGGTTGATGACATTACTCATATCACAGAGGTCGTCAATCATCTTGCCAATGACATCGAGGTCGATATCATAGTTGATGGTGTTGGCGGACGCCTTCACCATAGCAAGAACCCATTCCTTCTTCTCAGCACCGGTTTCAAACTTGTTCTCAGCAGTCTCCATATAAGTCATAACCATATCGAGCATAGTGCCCCAGTTCTTTTCCTTAATGGCTTTCTGCACATACTCAACAAGCTTGATAACCAAAGGAATGGCGGCAGCCAAACCTGCCACGATAGACAAAGCAAACTCTACCCACTCCATAGCAATTACCTCCTGTTTTAGATTCCGGGACTCTCTCTGCTTCCTGTGTAACCTGTGGACACATTAGCCGCTGAGAACCCATTTGCTCTTGCAGTCTCAAAAGTAATGCCGCCTGCGCTGTGGTCAGACTTTGCCATATTCAAATAGAAAGAGCACACAACTCCGTGTGCTGTCCACGGCAGTCCAACCATAGCTGAGAGCCACGGCAGGGAACCAAGATAACCCTTATAAATACAAAGGGCGGCAAGCATAAGCCCGCCGACCGTCACGACCCATAAGAGTCCCCGTATATCAGCAATGAGTTTCTTTGAAAACTCCAACTGCTTTTTCCCTTTACTACTTCTGGACACACGCTTTCCTTGTGTACCCATAATTTTCATTACACCTTACCCATCAACTGAGCAAAGCGATAGAGGACGGTGACGAACTGCTCTCTGGTGAGCATATCAGCCCACATACAATTCGGCTCGCCATTGATGGTAGTACCGTTACCGGTAATCAGACCATTGGCGACCGCCCACTGTCGTGCCTCTGCACTGTAAGTGCTGCAATCGTTATCCTGCAGACCCTTACGCATCTCATGCCAAAGCTCTTCGAATCTTACTACATCCATATCTTCATCATCCTCCATTTCTGTATTGTTCAGAATTGCTTGTACCTCTTGACGAAGTGCATCCATGCTCTTGCCGTGCTTAGGGAGCCACTGACCCATATCGGCGTGGTTTGAACCATAGCCAGCTCTGTAGCTTTCTGCGTGGTCAGAGATACCGTCGATGCTGTAACCAAACTTTACGACCATATAAACATTCCAGCTTACAAGCATTTTCCACATACGGTCAAAATAGGTTTGGTTCTTAGCAACATCGTATCCAATCATAGTGCCGCCTGCGTATGTATGACCTGCGGGTTCGCAGACCTCCCACTGAACCTTAGTGTTATTCCAAGAACCCTTCTTGCCGGAGCCACATCCCCAAGGACGAGCATCAAGCGGCAATACAACCAGGATACGACCATCGCCCTTATGGAAGTCACCGAGGATGGCGTTTACACCCCACCCGGCAGAAGATTTATTCATCAGATTAAAGAACACATCGGCAGAGGGTTGGGCGCATCCAACAGAATGATTGACGCTTCCTTGCGGATTGATTTTTCTGCCGGATTGATAGGCACCATTGGAAGTTGCATATCGGACTTCCATATGGGACTCAACCCAAGCAATACATTCACTCTTTGTCATTTGCGTTCACCTCGCTTTGTAACGGATTTCAATCGATGTACTCACGACCCCAATAGGTGCCGTCCTTCAAAATGGCATAAAAAGCTCTGCCGCCATCTTTACGGAAAGCAGGGTTGGGCGTCTTAGCACAGAAACCAAAATCACCATCGTCTTCTGCAAGCATTGCACGGCAGAGTGATTTGTCACACTCAGTATTCTTTTGTGGGTCACATTCATAGAACACAACCTTGTTACCAGTGGAGCTATCTACCAGATAGCCATCCTGTGCAATGATGTTTTCGATACCTACCATTTACAACACCCCTTTCTCACATTTGAGCAAAGCGGTACAATACAGTGACGAGTTGTTCTCGTGTTACGAAGTCAGACCACATATAGTTTGGTTCGTTATTGATGAGTGTACCGTTGCCAGCAATTAAACCACGACCAACAGCCCACTGTCGTGCCTCTGCACTATAGCTGTTGCAATCATTGGTTTGCAGTTTGCTCCTCATTTCCGCAAACAATTTAGCGAAATCATCTGCGGAGATTTCATCGGTTTGCTTGCCAGCATACTTGTCGTAATACACTTGACCGAAGCTTGCTCTCTTAGCTTGTACGCTTTTATCCTGATTGGCAGGACGCTCGAAATTAAAGAGCACAGCATTAGATGCTTCTAAGACTGATGAAGCATTCATAAGCACACCCAGAACGCTTCTGTAGCCCTCAGACAGCTCTTTCCATAGGAAGTTGAGCTGCATATCCAAATCGCCAATGGACGCTCCTGCAGCCTTTGCGAAGGCTAAGAGAGCCTCCTTGCGAGACCAGAATGTCCACTGTGCAAGACCATACCCCGCAGAGTCTCTGACAAAGTTCTTGTAAGAACCATTGTCTACTGCAGCGGTGTAAGAAGCATCTGTGTAGCCAAGGCTACGCTCATATGTCTGTTGTAGATTTTTAGGGTTCAAACCAGACTCGGCGTAGAGGTTGCCCATAAGCCCCGCCACGCCATAGTCGTTCAAACCCTTTGATTTTAGATAGTTCCATATCACCTCCTCCTTGTTTTAGAAATAGATGACGGCATCCGGGTCATCCGCAGGTGCATCACCGCTGTCAAAGTGAATGACATCATCTTTATTAACCATGTCGCTTACATCTACAGGCTCACCAACCTCTTCGCCATCAGATGTCAGCGTCAATGATTCCTCTTCAGCGTCGTAAACGAGACCGTCTGCCTTTGTGGCGAGCTCCTCGCTTACATCGTCCAGCTTCTCGCCTTGCTCATTCAGCTTTGCATAAAGCTGATACATAGCGGTGATTTTCTGGTCGGAAATATAATCGTCAGAGTCCTTGGAGTTTTGGATGTACAACATACATTCGCCACTCTTTGAAATAGTAGGATTGGAAGGAGTGCCTGCGAAAATCTGCATCCAGGTGCATACCTCACCGGGGAACATAGTCAGTTTGCAGGTAACAGGGAACACATACTGATAGTATGAGTCGTTATACGGCTCCTCTTGTCGTTCCAGAATCACAATATCGGGAACGCCATCCGCTCTAACGAAAGTCAGAAAAATACTGGCAGTCAGCATATCGATTTCACCGACCGTTTTAGGAACAAGGTAGGTGATTTTTCGGTTCAAATTGTCACCACGATAGAGTGGTTCATTTACAGTGACAACAAGGTTCATGCTTTCATCAAGCTTGATATAAAACACTCATTTCACCTCCGTTCATTACAAAATTACAAAGTCAACTTCTTCAAGCGTCATATCGTCATAGGACACAAGTGCGTCTGCGTCCATTTCTCCAAGCAGTCTGTGCCGCTTTATGATGCTTTCAGCGTCCATACCGAACAGCATAGAGCTCTCCGTTGGGTGCATAAACTGAGTGATAGATTCCGTCACATCAGCCAAAATTGATACTGTGCTCTCGATGGCAAGACGCTTGGTTACGACATCGCCACCATCAACATTGGCGCCAAGCACAATCGCATTTTCACCGCTTCCAAGGGAGAAGTGAATCTCTGTACCAAGCACAGCCGCAGTAATCTCCATAGCAGTGTCAACTGCGGTGCTGATTCGATAACACAGATTAGCAACCTCTGACGCAATAGGCACGCTACACCCAATGTCCAAGAAACTCTGCGTGTTTATTTTTTCAATCTTTGCGTCAAGCTCCATCAAAGACGAGAACTTTTCGATACTGCGCTTGACCTCGCTTGCTGTTGCATCAAGCTCAATAGCAGACTCTCCGCTGCCGACAGATTTGCCAACATAGGCAAGCAAAGGTGCGGCAACAATCTGCATGGCACTCTCTGCATCTGTGAAAGATGTAGCCAGCATCTTGACCTCGTCTGCCGAAAGCTCAATGGTTGCGGGCTCTGGGTGAGCCGCATACAAAACATTGAACTTGGCAGAAGCGTCGATATTTGTATCAAGAGTCAATCGCTCGCAACAAATCTTCAGCATCTCGTCAATATGCGAGACAAGTTCAGACTCGGTCTGCATAGCGATGAACTTCATAAGCGTGTACTCTTCGATACAACTTTCCAGTATCAACTTGTTCATAGCCGTCAGTCCATCACGGTACGGAATGGAGTAGACGATAATGTCGCATTGAGTAAGGCGATTGTTTAGATAGATGTCAAATTCCTTAGCCATATGCGACTCATCTCCTTATTTACGCAGGGTTCGTTACGGACAGCTTGAGATAATTCTCCTTGATGGTCATAATGGTAGCCGCCTCAACAGCA